CAGCCAACGCCACCGACGCGCAACTGCGCGACCGCGCGACCCACACGGGCACGCAAAACCTCGACACGACGACGGATAGCGCCACGCGGCTGGCCATGACATCGGCAGAGCGCACCAAGCTCGCCGGCGTGGCCATGGGCGCCACAGCCAACGCCACCGACGCGCAACTGCGCGACCGCGCGACCCATACGGGCACGCAAACCCTCGACACGACGACGGACAGCGCCACGCGGCTGGCCATGACTTCGGCGGAGCGCACCAAGCTCGCCGGCGTAGCCACGGGCGCCACCGCCAACGCGACGGATGCCGCGCTGCGCGACCGCGCCACGCACACCGGCACGCAAGCGGCCAGCACCATTTCCGACTTCGCCGCGAGCGTCCGCGCCCAGGTAGAGGCCGCGCTGCTGGCCGGCGCCAATGTCACCATCACGCCAGCCGGCTCGGGCGCCACGCGCACCTTCAGCCTTGCCGCGGCGGGCGGTGGCGGTGGTGGCGCATCGCCGGGCGGCGCGGATGGTGCTGTCCAGTTCAGCAGTGCCGGGGGCTTCGGCGGCGCACTGCGCGCCCGTGTGACGGCGGCTGGGCACATGGAGTTCGACGAGTTCATCGAACTACTGAGCATCGCGTCCGCCCCCGGTGCACCGGCCTCGGGCGTGTTGCGCCTGTATGCCCGCGCGTTCGCTGGCCGGCAGCTCGCGAACATGATCGGCCCGAGTGGCGTCGACACGCCTTTGCAGCCGGCGATGTTCACGAACCGCATCATGATCATCGCGCCGAGCAGCGGCACGGCCGTTTCGGCGCAGGGCATCAACGCGGCCACGGCGGCGACCCTTTCGCACCCGGCGCTGGCGACCACGGGTCTCGCGCAGAGCATCTACCGCACGCGCTGCGCGACCAGCACCACGGCAGGCAACGCGGCCGGCATCCGCCACGGGGCGGCCACGATGGCACGCGGCAATGCGAACTTCGTCGGTGGGTTCTACTTCCACGCCCGCGTGTGCTCAGGCAATCTTGCGCTCGCCGGCGGCCAAGCCTTCGCCGGCCTGTCATCGTCCACTGCAGCCCTTGCCGTTGAGCCTAGCGCGCTGGCCGACGTGTTCGGCTTGCTGAAAGACAGCGGCGACACCGCGTGGCACTTCGCACGCCGCACCGGTACCGGCACGGTGCAGAAGGTCGCGCTCACGACGCCGCTCACGTACGCAGCAAACCAAGTACTGGACGTGGTCTGTTTCAGCCCGCCGGGTGGTACGTCGATGGGCGCGCTGGTGCGCAGCTTCAACAATGGCGGTGCCGGCACCACGCATCTCGACACGCTTTACAGCGACAACCTCCCGGCGGTCACCACGTTTCTTGGCGGCCGCTTCGACATCCGAAACGGCACGACGGCCGCCGCCGCCGACTTCGATTTCTGCCGGATGTACGCCGAAAGCGATTTCTGATCGAAGCGGACATTTGCACTGAAATGTCCGCGCCCGCATCCGTAGCGTGCGGGGCATGAAGAACCCGACCCGTCTCCTCGAACAGCAGATCCGGCTTGCCACGCTGCAGCCGGCCACGTTCAACGCCGAGGCCCGCACCGTCGAGGTGGTCTGGACCACCGGCGCCGGCGTCAAGCGCTACGACTGGAACGCCGGCGAGTACTACAACGAGGAGCTCGAGGTGAGCACCTCGGCCATCGACATGTCGCGGCTTTCCAGCGGCGCCGCACCGGTGCTGAACTCGCACGGCACCTGGTCGCTCGACGACCAGATCGGCGTGGTGGAGCGCGCCTGGCTCGACGGAAACGTCGGCCGCGCCCTCATCCGCCTGAGCGGCCGCGAGGACGTCGCCGGCATCGTGCAAGACATCCGCGACGGCATCATCCGCAACATCAGCGTCGGCTACAGCGTCCAGACCTACGAGATCACCCGCGACGCCGGCAACAAGCTGCCGACCTATCGCGCCGTGAGCTGGACCCCGATGGAGCTGAGCTTCGTCACCGTGCCGGCCGACGCCGGCGCGGCCACGCGTGGCGCCGAAGGCGCCGACCCGAAGAAACCCAACCCCTCGCAGGGCTTCCCCTGCGAGTTCGTCAGCGCGCACGCGCGAAACTCCAGCGAGGAAACCCAGATGGACGAGAACGAAGCGCCGAACGGCGCCGACACGGCCCACGCCGCCGGCAACGGCGCCGCTCCGGCCACCACCCCGAACGACACCGGAGCGCAGGAACGCGCCCTGCTGGCCCGTTCGGCCGACATCACCGAGCTCGCCGCCCGCCACGGCCTGAGCGAGCGCGCCCCGGAGTGGATCCGCGCCGGCAAGTCCGTCGACGAAGTGCGCGGCATCGTGCTCGACGAGCTGGCCAAGCGTGACGCCGCCGCCGGCGGCCACCACAACCGCGTCAGCGGCGGCCTCGACCAGGTCGACAAGCACCGCGCTGCCGCCGTGCAGGCGTTGATGGCCCGTCAGGGCGCCGTTGGTGAAGACGGCAAGGCCGTCCGCGTCGAGTCGGGCAACCCTTTCCGCGGCCTGTCGCTGGTCGACATCGCCCGCCGCTGCCTCGAGCAGGCCGGCACCCGCACCGACGGCATGAGCCGCATGGATCTGGTGGGCCGCGCGTTCACCCAGACCACCAGCGACTTCCCGATCCTGCTCGAAAACGCCATGCAGAAGACCCTGCAGGCGGCCTACGCCTCCGCGCCGGATACCTGGTCGCGCTGGTGCGCCACCGGCTCGGTCGCCGACTTCCGCGACCACCCGCGCTACCGCCTTGGTTCGCTGCCGAACCTGCAGGACCTCACCGAGAACGGCGAGTTCCGCAACCGCCCCATCCCGGATGCCGACCGCTCGCGCGTTCGCGCCGGCACCAAGGGCAACATCATCAACCTGTCGCGGCAGGCCATCATCAACGACGACCTCGGCGCCTTCCTCGGCCTGGCCACGGCCTTCGGCCGCGCGGCCCGCCGCACCATCGAGGCCGACGTGTATGCGCTGCTGACCTCGAACAGCGGCAACGGCCCGACGATGCAGGACGGCCAGCCGCTGTTCCACAGCTCGCACAACAACATCGGCACCACGCAGGCGCTCACCGTCACGGCGATCGACAACGCCCGCACGCTGATGGCGCGCCAGACCGACCACACGGGCATCGAGTTCCTCGACCTTCGCCCGAGCATCTGGCTCGGCCCGACCGAGCTCGGCGGCACGGCTCGCGTCATCAACGACAGCCTCTACGACCCGGACGCGAACAACAAGCTGCAGCGCGCCAACATGGTCGCCCGCGTGTTCGGCGACATCGTGGACACGCCGCGCCTGCTCGGCACGGACAACCGCTGGTACGCCGTGACCAACCCCGCCGATGCGCCGGTGTTCGAAGTCGTCTTCCTCGACGGCAACGACGCGCCGTACCTCGAGCTGGAGAACGGCTTCGACGTGGACGGTGCGCGCTGGAAGGCCCGCCTGGACTTCGGCGTCGGCGCCATCGACTGGCGCGGCATCGTGCGCGGCCAGACGGCCTAAGCCCCTCGCGTGACGCCGGCAGGCCGCCGGCGTCGCGCCTTCGATCAAGGAGACACCCATGGCCCGTAATTTCATCCAGGACGGCGAGACGCTCGACATCGTCGCCGCCGCAGCGCTCACCAGCGGCACGCCGATCGCGGTCGGCGCGCTGGCTGCCATCCCGCTCAGCACCGTCGCCATCGGCGCGCCCTGCGCCGTTCGCGTCGAGGGCGTGTTCCAGGTGCCGAAGAACAACACGGCCGCCTTCACCCTCGGCCAGCGCGTGAACTTCCGCCCGGGCACCGGCCAGTTCACGCTGCAGACCGCCGCCGCGGGCGATCTGATCGGTGCCGGTATCGCGGTGGCTGCTGCCGCCACCGGCGACACCACGGCGCTGGTTCGCCTGTCGCCCGGCTCCGCCACCATCCAGCCGTAAGCGCCGGACGTGTCTGACGCCTTCGCCCTTGCCGCGCACGCCGCCTTCCAGGCGGCCGATGCGGCGTTCTTCGGCGCCTTCGACGGCACCGTCACCATGGGCGCCCAAGCGCCCGCGGCGGCCAAGGTGTTCGTCGACCAGGCGAGCGAAGGCATGGGCGATTTCGGCGAGGTGCTGGTGGGCCAGCACCTCGTCACCTTTCTCGACGAAGGCCGCGCCATCGCGCAGGCCGGCGCCGTGGTGGCGGCCAACGGCCGCACCTACACGCTGGAGCGCAAGGTCTTCGACGACGGCGTGACCGCTCGCTGGAGCGCTGCCCGTGGCTGACCCCTCTGTCACCTGGCAGGCCGTGCAAGCGGTCGCCGAGCGGCTTCCGCTCATCACCGTGGCCAACGGCTACCGCACCGACGCCGGCAACAGCGTGCTCGTCGAGCAGGTGCAGGCCGACCCGGGCCGCGGCCCGGTGGAGCGCGTCAGCGTCTACCTGGACCGCGCGGCTCGCACGCCGTCGACGTTGTTCGAAGGCGAAGACTGGACGTTGCAGCTCGTGGTCGAGGCCGACGTGCCGAGCGCCCGCACCGACGCGCAGCAGCGCGCCCACGCCGTGATGGCCGACGTGTTCGACCTCTTCCCCTCGGGTGGCATCGAGCTGCCCATCGCCGCCGGCTTTGTCGACGTCGAAGCGCAGACCGCTGAGTTCCTCACCCGCATCGACG